TACCTGATGGTGGTTCTGTTCAATTTTTAGGTAGCACTAATATTACAACAGCAGTGTCGGGCAATACATTAACTATTACAGGACCCGATTTAAGCTCGTATGCTACGCAATCATATGTAACATCACAGGGCTACATCACAAATTCACCAATAACCATCGTGGGTGATGATTCCACAGGTGCTACATTAAACACGGGTGAAACATTTAAAATTGCTGGTGCTAACGGACTTACAACCGCAGTGGTTGGGGACACTTTGACCATCGATGCGAGTGCTATATCTAATGTATTGAATCCAATCACATTCGTGGGAGATGACTCAACAGGCACAGGTGTAGATCTAGGTGAGACATTCAAATTCGCTGGAGCTACAGGTATTACCACAGCAGTGGTTGGAGACACATTAACAATCACAGGACCAGATTTAAGTTCATATATCACAGCATCTACATCAGACACACTGACAAACAAAACTGTTAATCTGTCATCCAACACACTGACAGGCACAATCGCACAGTTTAACACAGCTCTGTCAGATGCTGATTTTGCTACATTGGCTGGGTCAGAAACACTCACAAACAAAACTATCAATTCTGCTTCTAACACAATTACAATAACAGAAAGCAACATTTCAGATTTGGGCACTTATCTTGAAAATGTGTCAGAAGACACCACACCACAACTGGGTGGCAATTTAGATCTAAATTCAAACAACATCACAGGCACAGGCAGTATCAATATAACTGGTGATGTTATAACAGATGCTATCTCAATTGCGGACAACAAGATTTCAACCACACGAAGCAATGACATATTGAAAATTGAATCAGCAGGCAGTCAGATCTATATGGGTCCAGTGGAACAGGGCACAATGTCATTCTCGGGATCATTTGCTTCTAACACAGGCACACAATTAACCTACATTAATTCAGCGGCTGATATTAGTTCAAACAGTATCTATCCCAACCCAATAATGACAGAAATCACATTGGGAGCAACTACAAGTGCGGGCAACAGGGTTAGACAGCACAGAACTCTTGATATGGATATGGCTGGATACAGTTTAACATCCTCATCATTTGGAGCAGGACCTCAAAACGGATTATACACCACAATTAAAAACACAGGCAATGCTACAACTAGCACTCTTGGCACTGGAACTGCTTGTGCGGGTGGAGTGTTTATAAGACCATCTGAAGGCAACAACTCTACATTGAGCATCACCAGCATATTTGGTTTTAGAATTGGGCACATCAGTTATACAGGCACAGGTGATACTACCAATGTCACTAACTCATATGGTTTCCAATATACACCATGGAGTGCAACAGCAGATGCTACCTATGGACAGGGCACATTCAATTTGACTAATGAGTATGCTTTCTATGTGAATTCAACGGGCTCACTACAGAGCACAAATATGCATTCTTTCTTTTCTAACAATGATTCTTACACTGCTAGAATTGGTGGTGTTAGAATGCAAAATACAAGGATTCAGGCTTGGAGTAGCACATCTGATTTGAAACTGGAGAGAAGAACAGGCTACGACATTGACTTCGTTGTGGACACACAGGGTTCTGCGGGATCATTGGTGGGCTATGCTCAATTCAAAATCAATGGCTCCGTTTATGTGATGCCTTACTACGCTCTAAGTTAATATTTTTTAGTACACTGTTGACAACGAGAATACCATTCTTGTCGAGGTTTAGACCAAGTGTGTATGTGTGGTTTTCCGCAATCTCTGATATCATCACAGGTGGGATATGTTCGATGCAAGTTCCATACGCTACCATTTCGGCTTTGAAATCTGTCCCAATACTTGCACTCTTTTGAATATTGTGATGAAGTGGGTCTTCTTCGTGTCATACCTTTAGTGCTGGGCACGTGTTCCACACGCAGTCCTATCTCTTGTAATTTTTGGAAAAACTTGGATTCTTTCATACTGTGCGTGGGCCGGAGTAAAATATGGCATAGGAAACTTCGACCCACACAGTATTTACCTGATGGTAAATGAGCAGGGATAAATCACGACTTTTATTAGTACATACAAATCGTAGGAGACTACCCCTGCTCTGAATCGCACAACCATTAACTAGGCAATAGGGAGTAGTTGTGCTACTCATTGAGTTCGCAGTGCAATTTGATGACTTTATATAAGAGAAACTGCCGATTCGAACTCATCAGTATTTATTTAGATATTGTACAAATGAATTATTTCTGGGCTGTGTGATACAGTGTATGATTGGCAAAGCCAATCAGTGATATCGCTCGCGCTCATCACCTTTTCTTTTTTGCCGTAGTTGGCAAGAGCACTTTTAGTAAAAAACCAAAAGAACTCCTCACAGCATTCACAACATCCAACCATTTAAACGTAAAGGGTATTGCATATCTTACGTTCCTGTTTCCAGTGTCCGACTTCCAGTATCAATAACACAAGGTGAATCGTTGCGACCTTAAAGGTATAGTTATTGATATCCAACAAGAGAGTGTCCAACTCCTGTTAGCATCACTGCCCATTTGTTTATACTGTCCTTGCCTAACAGTTTAGATTGCAACTCATCTACACAATTTAGAGGGTGTGTTAAACTCTTACCAATTTTGCTGTTGCTATGTTGCCTATTGAGAAATTTATATGCCTGTATCTGCCTAATCACATATACTTATACAAACTCAAAAAGACACCATATTTTTTTGAGTTTGTATAAATATTTTTACTTAAGGCAATTTAGGCTTGACAAAGGCATAAAATGAAACTATAAGTATAAACAAGCACAACGTAACGTATTTTTTTATCCTCTACAAATCAAATAAGACTTACGTTGTGCTGTAAACAAAAGGACTAGGCAATGAAGAAAAAATCTTTAAAAGAAATACTATTAGAAGTAAAAAATAAAAAAATCAGAGAAGAACATTTCTGGAAACAACAACCACCGCGATTGATACCATTACTTTGGTTGATTAAAAAAGAGCAATACACTTTACAAGAAGTTATTACCGCGGGATTGAATTGTGCCCGTGTTTCAAGAGCAGAAGAAATATTGCAATTAATCAGAGCAAGACAGCAAGAAAAAAATGGAAAATAATTATTCTATACAAGAATACCAGGAAGAAGATGTGGAAGAAATGATAGCATTAGGTGCACGTATGCATCAAGAAGGTGCCTATCATTTTCTTCCCTATCAACCTGAAAGATTGAGACAATTGGACAGAGAGATACGTGTCCAAAACAGACAATGGGGCAATGGATGGACAGCAAAATATCAAGGCAAAATAATTGGAATGTATGTGGCATACATCAGTTATTATTTTTTCAACAGTGAGAAAACAGCCAGCGATTATTTTTTCTATATCGATCCAGACTACAGAAATCGTTGGCCCATGATGGCTATCAAATTGGTTAAATGTGCGGAGCGTTGGGCCAAGGAACAAGGCTGTAAAGAATTTGCTCCTGCGACATCTGTGTTGATAGCACCTAAAGTATCTAAAATATATGAATTTCTCAAATATGATGTGGTGGGAAATTTTTTCAAAAAAACATTACAATAAGGAACAGTATGAAAACATTTAATTATGATGATATATTTGAATTTAATGGTGGAGCATATTATGATTATTTAGATCATAAAGGCAGTGACAAACAAGCATTAAACACTCACATATTAGAAACAATAGAATTGATGTTAAAAGATATACCTGATTCAGATAACTTTATAACATTTTCTGATTATTGGCTAACACATTTAAGAAAAGCTCGTTATCATTCTAGCACAGTTGGATTAGGCAAACAAAGTATATTAGATCAATTAGCACAGATAGTGGAGTCTATGTGTCACTCTCAAAAGACTAGAAGAATAAGTGAAAGACAGATTGATAGATGGAATAGAATGATGGATGATTTAAAAACTATAATGGAAAAACATTACCCAAAAATAGCAACCATATGGATAGATCAGCAGATCGAAATGAAACAAAAAAATAAACAATATGGAAATACAATACTCGATAGTTTAATTGCTAAATAATTTTGGTGTTATTGATTTTTAACGTTAATACTCTGGCATACAAAGTAGTCTCTTTCAATAACACCATCTAAATAGAAAAGAAAAACAAAAGGAATAGCAATGAAAAAAGATAAAGAAACATCTATGCCTGAATTTACAGGGGCAGTACAAGCACAATTCAATCCACAAGAACTCACAGTGATAGCACAAATCATCGATATGGCTACACGTAGAGGTATATTCACTGCGGCAGACCTAGCAGGAGTAGCCACAGTGTACAACAAAGTTGTATCATATCTACCCAAAGGACCACAGCAATGACAAAAAATAGAGTAGATAAAGAATGGTTAGATATCCTCAAACAGTTCGCTGATGGTTATTGGGATAAAGAAGTCAATGAAGCTCATGAGTTATTCAATGCGGCTTATCCATCTTCTGATGACAAAGACTACATCAAGAAGACAACTTTTTTAGACAATGCTAAGAGAGCCAAATTACAAATGTTAAAATATTTGGCACAATCCAAGAGTGGAGCAATCCATCCTACTGGACAAAACAGTCAGGAAGAAAAAGGACAAGCGGCAAAACTACTTGAATTAGCAACTCAGAGGATCAATAAAAGCATAAATGAATAATGTCTAAAATACCTTTCAAGGTGTTTTTAGATACATTAAACATTATATCACAACACACAACACCTGATGTCCATTTAGAAATTGCTGATTGGCTAGAGCAAACAGAAGAGAATCCTAGAAGGATTCTTCAAATGTTTCGTAATGGTGGTAAGTCCTATATCATTGGGGCTTACGTGTGTTGGAAATTATACACAGATCCCAATTGGACCTGTCTATTGATTTCAGCCAAAAGAAATCTTGCACTGCGTAACTCAATGTTCATTAGGAACACGATAGAAAATCATCCCTTACTACAGCATCTTAAATCAGATCTATACACTTGGAAATCAGAAACATTCACAGTGGAGCGACCCATTATGCAACTTAACCCATCTGTCACAGTGTCATCACTGGGAGCATCTTATACAGGATTACACGCTTCTATGGTGATTGGTGATGATGTGGAGACATCTGACGACGTGTTAAGTGCGGATCAGCGAGCCAAAACCAAAGAGCGAGTAGCAGAGTTTGGAAAACTGGCACCTAAAATTTTGATGGTGGGCACACCCCATCACGAGGATACCATCTATGATCATTTACAATCAGTGGGATATGAATTAAAGAAAGTCCCAGCCATACGCACACGGAAAATTAGACAAGAAGATTCTACAGAGATAGATGAAGACTATCTTGCTTGGGACAATCACCCAGAGGGTATGTTTACATATGATTGGTTGGAACGACAGAGAATGGAAACCACAGAAGGTGATTATCTATCACAGTATATGCTACAACCTGTCAGCATATATCAATCACTGGTACAATTGGAAAATATAAAATATTATACTGATGAGTTTTTATGGCAAAATATCGCACAGCCATTTGGCACCTATCTGACTTCCTGTCATTTGGGCAAACACAATATTTCAAGACTGTGTGCCGCATGGGATGCCGCGACAGGACTTCATGGTAGAGATGCCTCTGTGTTATCTATAGTGGCTAGAGATATGGATGGCAATACTTTTGTCCATGATGTTGTTACACTTTCTGCTGTGGATGCCGACACAAAAGATTTTACAATACAATGTCGCGAAATTATTTTGTCTTGTGCTAAACACAAAATATCTCACGTATTTGTGGAAGAAAACTTTTCTGCTACACTTGCTAATGAATTAAGGAGAGTGGCACGTGAAATGAAGATAATGGTACAAGTGGTGCCTAAATTCCGTGACAAAAACAAAATGGTATTCATAGCACAAATAATGGAACCTCTGATCAAAGTGGGTAGATTATATGTCCATGAGCGAGTGCGAGATAATAGTTTGTTTATGGATGAATTACAAGCATTTCCGCGTATGAAACACGATGACTGCATAG